GTCTTTTTCCTGTTAAGACCAAGCCTGCTGATCTTTCCAAAGATAGGGTTTTGCCCAATCTTCTCAAGGTAACTAAGCCTACTGTTTTCCTTAGTGATGTGGATCTCGAAATTTGTAAGAAAGATGTGATAAGCACGCTCTGCACTGGAAAGGTGCACTGCAAAAGAGTTTTGACTGATGAAGAGGCTATCTCTGGAATTGAGGGAGAACCTTATTTGACTGGTATTAACAGGTCTACTTCTGCTGGCTACCCTTACATGAAACAAACACAAGGTAAATCTGGTAAAACCAAGTGGATGGGAGATGGTGAATGGGTGGTCGACAATCCCGAGTTACGTGAAAACATGAGAATTTTGGAGGAGGCTTCACTTAATGATGTCCTCTTATTAGATGCTGGGATTTTCACTGCTGCTCTCAAAGATGAAACCAGACCTATTGAGAAAGTTGACGCGGGCAAAACGCGAGTCGTGTGCGCTTCAAATATGGTTCTTTCTGTTATCATTCGGAAATATTTTTTGGGTTTTTTAGATCACGTTATGCGGAACAAAATTGACAATGAAATTGGACTTGGTATGAATGTTTATTCTGATGATTGGGAACACATGGTTCGCAGGATGCGAGCGAAGGGGGACAATATTGTTGCTGGAGACTTTTCTAACTTTGATGGATCACTCAATGCACAAATTCTTTTCAAAATTTGCGATGTCATAAATGCTTGGTACGGCGACGAATTTTCTCACGTCCGCCTCAACCTCTTTGAGTACCTCGTTCATTCAACATGGCTTGTTGATGGCAAACTTATACAGCTCAACCACTCTCAGCCCTCTGGCAATCCTCTCACAACACTTATCAATTGCATGTACAATATGTTCATTTTTCGTTACTCTTACTTGCAACTGCAAGATGCTTTGGGCTACACCACCACTCTCAAAGATTATAGGAAGTATGTCAACGGTGTTTTTTACGGCGATGACTCTATCATTTCTATTGCACGAACCATTCTTCCATGGTTCAACCAAATCTCAATCTCTTGCGCTATGGAACAGAGCGGGCA